ATCAATTACAGCTAAAGAATATGCCGACAGCCAATCATTAGGTAAAGATAGATACTGATTATTAGCGGTCATTGTACCAACTACATTCTTACGCAACGAAGGCAACTGAACCGTGTTGTATATACGATCTTCAGCTTCCATGATAAACGTAGGAATATTCTGGACAAACAAAGATTCTGTATTCTCTGCGTAATCCTGAATAGCTTGTTGTAATTGGATATAGTTCATTTAATTACGCCAGTGGACCGTATGCCTTACGACCTTTAGTAGCCGCACCATTACCACGAGTTTCAACGCCACCCTTCTTCATCTCGCCCATACCATAGCTAACGCCATTAGGAACAGGATCGGCTACGCCAACTTGCAAGGCAGCTTTTTCATGTGCGTATGGAACTTTAGGGATTTCACCCGTAACTTTTTTACCGGACATGGTATGCGGAGGAGCATAGTCATCGGCAGGTTTATTAAAACGAGCCTTGCCAGTCTTAATAGCTGGGCTGTCTTTCTTGGTAGGTTTAATTTCTTTAGCCATGATTAGCTCACTTTTGATTCATTGCACGAGCCAAATTGCGACCCATTTTTTTCATGGCTTCTCCGGTAACGGACGATGCGCCCTTATTACCTTTGCCGCCTTCAATACCAATCTTCTTTCCATCGTCACCCAGGTTCTTTCCCTTGGTTTTTCCGGATTTGGTAATTCCATCTGCTGCGCTTCTGTAACCCATTATTTACTCCTACGTGGTAGTAATTGACACTGTACCAATTGCTATATTTAAAATTAAGTCGTTTGGTGTAAGGACACTATCAAATGAACTTGCACCGCCTACTGGATTCCATCCCCACTGAAACTGCCTACTACCATCTGATGGATATCCTGCATTATTTATACTATTACTTGCTACATTAGAAGTATACAATCCTGTGGAACCTGAAGCATAATAGCTTGTATCTGGGCGAGGCTCACGTATTGCTTGTGGGTCATTGACCGGATACATACCCAATTGTAACTGTGGTTGGTCTGGATCCCAACAAGTTTTACATACTTTAATACTATACAACTTTGTTTTAAGAACTTGTTTTTTAAGTTCTTTTAATTTATATCTTTGACCACATCTGTCGCATTCTGCAATTGCATATTTACCAGATGCAAATTTACTGGGCATAATCTACCTCAATAAAATAACATACGTGGCACAAAACGGATCGCAGCCTTTTCACGATCTTCCGAAGAAGCCAAGTCCCATTGTTGCTCGTAATCTGCCTTTAGCATCATTATTCTCTGAGGATCCACGTTTGGAAGCTTTGCAGAAAGATAATAAGCCAGACCAGCGACCAAAGCATTGATAAGGCGAAACGGTATATCAGATGTATTGATACCAGTACCAGCATCTTGCAACCGGCGTAAACGCCAGTATATAAACGTGTACTGAGTTCCAGAATTACCAGTAGGCCAGATATTGATGTTTGGTAAGAATACACGAGTAACCGTAGCTGGAGCAGTATGTGAAACCGCAACTGTATTTGCTTGACCGCGATAGCAATTTAACAATTGGTTTCCACTTATGTTTTGATAAAGAATGATTTCACTATCAATCTGAATATATCCCTGAGATGGTAATCCAACTGGGTTAAGTACAGAAATCGTTGTATCCGTAGAGCTAATGCTAGATGTAATCGTTGTAGAAGCAGCGGCATTTGTGTTGCCAGTCTGCCTATCTATCCATACTTGAATAGGTCTGCCGTATGAGTTCTTGTTTGGAATGGTAGAGTAAGTTGGTTCTGCAATCCGTGTAATATTAATGTCGGTTTGGTTTTGTCCGGATCCTGTACGTACAACGTGATCCAAAAGATCAATCGTATCTACTGGCAAAGCATAACTAATTTGACCGCCGTTTATATTGATAGGTATTTGACCTTGCTCAATAGTCCACAGGTTAATACCGCGGTTTGCCCATTCAATAGTTAACAAGTTCAAACTTCTACGGGCTGTACGCAAATCATAGCCCGAACGCATCTCATGCCCACATCTCTCGAAGGCTTCTTCCACTAACTCAGTTAGCTGTAGATTAAATGCGTCCGTGCTAGATGTTGTCATTACTTCTTCATGCCTTTAAGCGTTTCTGCCAATCTTGCTCGTTTACCAATTACACCGGGCTTCTTAGCGGCTGCTGCAAGTTTCTTTGCAGGAATAGGCTTGCCTTCCTTAGCACCTAATTCTTTGCGTAGAGCACCAGGCTTTTTAATAGCGCCAGCAATCCAGTTTTTAGTAGCCATTATTTGCTCTCAGGATCGGCAACAACCGGAGCAGCAGGAGCATCAGCAACAGGAGCAACAGTAGCAGCAACAGGAGCTGCGCTTACGGCAGATTCTGCGGCAGGAGCAGCTTCAATAGGGTCGGCAACCATCTTTTCTAATTGAGCTTCAAAGTCCACCATGAAGTGTGGCTGAAAAGGAAGTCTGCGTAGGATATTTAAAATATCGCTTGCTACCGTATGTTCTAAACTAAACAAAATTTTCATTTCTTTTTCCTTGCTGCTCGCATATTGTCAACTAAATTTGGATAGGGACGACCAGCAGCCTTTGCCATCTCTTTCGCTTTGGACTTCTTTTCAGGACTTAACTTCTTAGGCTTACCTAAATCTTTCGGTCTAGGTTTGTCCCATACTTTACCGCCACGCTTGTATACATCGACTTCATTTGGATCATCCTTTCGGTAGATCTTCTTTTTGCCGGGCATCTTAGATGGGTTTATGTCACCCATACCACGCGAGGCCAACATAATTACTTACCCATAAAGTTTGACTTGATGTGATCAGCGTGTACTTTATGATCTTCTTTATGTTTGCCATAATGCTTGCTGTGATGCTTGTGATCACCTTCCTCATGCTGGCTGATAAAGTCGTCGTGATGCTTCATGTAAGCGCCCGACATTGGTTCCATTTTTTCTTTAGTAAGCTTCATTTTAATTTCCTATTAGAGATATCTACCACGAGTTTTGCCACGCTGGGCAATTCCATCTGCACGACTCGACGCTGAACCGCCTTTTGCCATCTTGACAGTTCCGCCCTTTCTTTTCTTAACTCCTGTAGCCTGTTCGTAGCCTTTGTTTTGTTCCGCTGTTTGCATAACAGCTTCCCGCTGATCAGGTACAGCAGAGCCTTCTGGCATCTTTTTAGTAGATGCTTTTTCTGCTGCACGAACGGCAGCTTCACGAGCCATTTGTTCACTTGTCTTGCCTGTTGGGTTAATGCGTTTTGCAGCCAACTCTGCTGCGGTAAGGTTATCAGCCATTGTTATTCCTTAGCAAAACTTGCCTTTGGTTTTACCACGGCTTGCAATGCCATCAGCACGGCTAGATGCAGAACCACCAGCAGCCATCTTCTTTGGCTTACCACCACGTTTCATGCCGCCACCTTCCATACCAATGGTAGGTCCAGTATCACCCAGGTTCATTCCACGAGTCATACCGCGTTTTTGAACTTTTGATTGACCAAACTTGCCAAGCTTATTGGATCCAGCTTCAACATCCTTAGACATTGTACGTGGACCCATAGTTTCCTTCATGCCTGACATACCGCCTTTTGCCATCTTTTTCATGCTACCACCTTTGCATAGAGAGATTTTAGTACCCTTTTGACCTTTATGTTCTTGAGCATCATGCTCTCTAAAAGCCTTCTTGATCATAGCTACGTCTTGCTTCTTATCAGCAGCCATTTCTTTTTTCATTTCTAATTTGGATTCTTTCATAGAACCACCTTGACTAAAAAGCGCCGACTTACCATGATTGGTTTTTGGCTTGTTAACACTCTGAAGATCAGCACGACCACCAGATCCAAACTTTTTACCTTTATCTGCTTCGGCAAAGTCTTTACCGACAGACTGGGGTACTCCAACTTTCTTTGCAAATTTAGGACTATGAGCAATTGCTTCCATAAAGCGATGTTGTTTTGCAGATGTACTAGGCATTTTATTTCCAGTGCTTTTGAATAAAGTCTAAAGCCAAATATCCTACACCACACAAAGCAGACCAAGCTAAACCACCAAGGGTCTTTTCAATTATTGCTTTACGAAACTCTGCTCGCTTGGCTTCATTTTCTATTGCCATTCTAA